GGAAGTTGCTTCTTTAATATGGTGTAAGGATATAAAACATCCTTTTACTGTACCACGCCCGCCAGAGCAAGGAATGACTTGGGCGGGCGTATTGCATTTTCACGGACTTCCGTGGATACTATACGAGTATTCTGAAGAAAAGAAAAAAGACACTCGAAGAAAAGTATAAGAGGTATTATGGCTAATAAGCGTTCAAAAACATTAGCAGGTGCTAATTTAGATTTGCAGCAAATTGAACCATTAACAGCAAACCAGCTAAAAGCATTTGAGAGTAATAAGCATTTAGTGCTCCACGGGGTCGCAGGAACCGGAAAAACTTTTATCTCTTGCTATCTTGCTTTTGATGATATGATTAAACAAGAGTATAACAAGCTCGTAATTATTCGTAGCGCAGTATCTACTCGGGACATTGGATTTCTTCCAGGAACAGAAAAAGAAAAATCCTCTGTATATGAAGAGCCCTACAAAGATATTTGTATCGAGCTTTTTCAGCGAGGGGATGCTTATGAGCTTCTCAAAGCAAAAGGTTTAGTTCATTTTATGACTACATCTTTTATTCGAGGAGTTACACTACGATACGCTACAATACTCATTGATGAATGCCAGAATATGTCATTTCATGAGCTCGACTCAATTATTACACGGGTTGGAGAAGGCTGTCGAGTTATTTTCTGCGGAGATTTTCGACAAGCTGATCTACAGAAAAATGGACTAAAGGACTTTATCAGAGTACTCAAAGCAATGGATAGTTTCGATCTTGTAGATTTTGAAATTAAAGACATTGTACGAAGTAGCTTTGTAAAAGAGTATATTATCGCTAAAACGGATCTTGGATTTTGAAAGCAGTCATAAGTAACAGAATTTATTTAGAATGCACGAAAGAGTATAGGGAAGTTTTGTCAAAAGAACTAACCTATACTATTCCTGCGCAGAATCCAAATGATCCACCTCAGGTGATTAAGAATCTGCAGCGGGTACGAGAAAATCTTGTTACGATACCAATCGGAAGAATGGATCTCATACCGGATGACTACGAAATAGTTGATAAGCGCATAGAGAAGCCTGTAGACTTTCCTCAATTTAAGTTCGCTCTACGGGATAGCCAGCAAGCGGTATACGATGAACTCGATGACAATTGTATAATAAACGCTTGGGTCAGTTGGGGAAAGACTTTTACAGGTTTAGCTATCGCAGGTAAACTAGGACAGAAAACTCTTGTAATTACTCACACTGTATCACTTCGTAATCAGTGGGCAAAAGAGGTAGAGAAAGTCTACGGAATTAAACCAGGCATCATAGGCAGCGGAAAATTTGAAATTGACGCTCCAATCGTGATTGGCAATACTCAGACTTTATACCGAAATATTCCCAAGATAAAGAAAGAGTTTGGCACTATCATACTTGATGAGATGCATCACGTATCAAGTCCAACCTTTTCGAAGTTACTCGATACAAATTACTGTAGATATAAGATTGGATTATCTGGCACAATTGAAAGAAAAGACGGCAAACATGTAGTATTTAGAGATTATTTTGGCCAAAAGATATTTAAACCGCCGAAAGAAAACTTTATGACGCCTACGATTGAAATATATCGGTCAGAAATAAGGTTTATGGATGGAGCACATATTCCTTGGGCAAAAAGAATCAATGCTCTGGCAAACAATGATGAGTATCGCCACTCTGTAGCAATGCTTGCGGCGGCATACGCGGCACGAGGTCATAAAGTCCTGGTCGTCAGCGATCGAGTTCAATTTTTGAAACGCTGCGCCGAACTGACTGGTGAAAAAGCAGTATGTGTTACAGGCGAGGTCTCACATGAGGACAGGGAGAAGCTCGTAAATGAGATTTTATATGGAGATAAAAATGTTCTTTACGGAACTCAAGCAATTTTTAGCGAAGGTATATCCGTCAATACACTTAGCTGCCTTATACTCGGTACACCCATTAACAATGAGCCGCTACTTACGCAGCTCATCGGAAGGGTCATCCGAAAGCAGGAAGGAAAAAGAGACCCCGTAGTTATAGATATCCACTTAAAGGGCAAAACAGCTCAGAAGCAGGCCTCGAACAGGATGGGGTATTATATGAAACAAGGATACACCATTAAGCAGCTTTAAAAAAATAGTTCTTGACATTACTTGGATTTTTTGGTATAATATATGCTCTTGTATGATTGGAAGAAGATATTTGAGATTTCGGACGGTGTTCCCTCTGACTGTGTTCTCATTTTGAGAATGATGGTCGAAGGTCTTATTCCTCGAAATAAAAAAGACCCTATTTACAAATACTATACAAAAGATTTTAAAGGCGCGTCTTTTTTAGCTCATCCAGATGTTTTACTTTTTAATCGCTACAAGCATACAAATATAGAAATCGCACAATATATGGCTCTTGCCTCTCTGAGGTCTGTTGCAGAATATTATGCGTATGGTACGACAACACTAGACTTATTACATATTCCAATGGATAAGTCACTTTTTAACGACAACAGTCTACTTTATATAGATGAAGACGATATGTTACACTTTCTATATGAAGAAGTCCCACAGGAGAAACACTAATGGCATTATCATTTAACAAATCAAAAGGCGCTGCCCAAAAATCATCAATCACTACGTTCGCTTACCAGGAAGGAGACAACTCAGTTCGCTTAGTTGGAGACATTCTTGCACGCTACGTTTACTGGATTGAAGGTAAAAACGGTAAGAACATTCCTTTTGAATGCTTATCATTTGACCGAAACGAAGA